TTGCAGAATTGATCATGATACGCGACGGGATCCGCAATCGTGTGAGCATTGGACAACTTCGCAATATCACAGGGGGGCGCGGCGTTTGGCGGCTTGATTTCGTCGATTTCTTGACGATGATGCAAACGCGTCTAACAAGCAAATTCACAGAAGTACAATTTTGGCGCAATGCAGGCAAGCAGGCATCTGTGACAACGTCTTTTAATTTCTCAAGTGACGTCAGATTGTATCTTGACGATATTACGATCTTCGAACAGGAGACGGGGCAAAACGGCATGATCTTTGTTGAGGATGCAACGCACGGGGATTCTGATTATTGGACTTGGAGCAGCAAGACGACAACAACCGCCCCTGCAGGCTATCTAAATATCGCTAGCACTGGCAATTATCCTAGTACGGCAGCCCATGATCATCTGCACGTGGGGGATAAGATTACAAGCCTTGCACGACTTCGAGGGCGGCCCGATTACGTCTTTGCTCGTCTAGTCATGTCAACAGGCAACGGCACGCAGGGCGTATTTGATGATTATCCGCAATCATGGGGATTAGGCGTCAATTGGAATCCGAACCTTTTTAACCTGCAGAATCTAAATGCGTATTATGCGCAAAACTGGGCTACTTCGACAGGCACGCACGAAATCGAATTGTTGATCAATGAGGGCGGCAATATTGCTGTCTTTCTGGATGCCGTTTTGAAAATGGGCATGTGGCCTGTTTGGCGACAAAACGAATTATCGTGGCGAGTTTGTCAGGATCCGAACAAGGCGACATTTTTTGCAGTTGTCGATCACATTACCGATCGGGATATTGTGAGCATAGACAATCATGAGTTATATGCGTCTAGTCAATCTGCAGTCTATGAACGATCGACAATACAAGTATATGATTCAGGGATCACAACTCGGAGCAATGCAAGTACCACAGTAAGATCATTGCCTGCAGATGCTGAGATATTGCGAGATCTGGCCCTTGTATATCGGATCGACAATCCAAAGCAAAAGGACAAAGCCGATCTCGATAATGCTCGATTGCACGGGTGGGATAGCAAGCCATTTGAACAATTAGAATTGACAGTCACAGAAAAGCATTGCCTGTTGTGCGCTGGTGACATAGTCGAAATATCGAGTAATTATATCTATGGGCTTCAATCTGCAATCGGATCAACTTACAGCAACAGGCGTGCAATGATATTGGGCGTCCGTTGGAATCCATCACAGAGTACAGTCAATTTATCACTAGGGATCTTATCATGAGAATAGAATGTGCAGGCACTCCAAAGATTATCGAACTAGCACGATCGCAGGGCTTTGTTGTGTTTGATGGGCAGGATTGGGATCTGAATATTATAGGCGAGCGCAATCCAGAGGGGCAGGCCGATCGATTCGATGACTGGATTCACGTTTGCTATAAAGATCAGGGCGTCTGGATCTGGCATGCTTTCCAATGCACAACTGACGCAGGAAAACATTGGCTACAAAGCCGCAATACAGCGATCCTGTGCCACAATAGACAATATCGGGGCGTGTATATGCTCGGACTGCATCGAGGCCAATATGAAGCCCTTGTGCAGCGTGGTGGAGAGGTGTCTGTATGGCGTGATCGAAATGGCGATACTGTCCACGACTACGGACAGAATGAAGAAAGCGGATACTTCGGGATCAATATCCACAGAGCAAGCGCAACGCATGAAAGTGAGACAGTGGGCAAATATAGCGCAGGATGCCAAGTCATAGCAGATCCTAATGAATATGATATCTTTATAGGCCTCTGTCGTCGTCAAGTTGCAGAAACTGGCTACGATCGATTTTCATATACTTTGTTGATGGGAGAGTAAATCATGCCAGAACAAGATCTTTTTCACTTGATTATGTCAGGGGGGGCAAATGCCGCCTTTGCTGCGTTTCTTTGGTGGCAAAATAGAGAGCAGCAAGCCAGAGCAGACGAGCGCGAAAAAAAGCAGGAAATTCGAGAAAAAGAACTGCGAGATCGATACGATAAAGTGATCGTTGATATGCAAGCCCGTGAAGATGCAATGCGCACTCAGATTGTCAAGGAAATTAACGATCTTGATAAACGCATGTCACTACTTGAGCAGAAACTTGAACAGATTACAATTATCGTGAATGAAATAAAAGCACGATTTCAAAGAGTTGTATAACTTCTATTGCCTGATCTGGAATAGACGATCCCCCTTTCAATGACTACAATCTAACCGAGCGCAATGCTCTTTTCTTACTACCTATCTATTTAGAGGATAAATATCATGGCTGTACAAATTACAGGACGTCAGATCGCAAATGCGGCAGTTGACGTTAACAAATTAGACTTATCAAGCGGAACTTTTGATTTTACTTCTGCAGTGTTGCAAGTTGCAACACCATCCGCAGATTCACACGCAGCAACAAAAGGCTACGTTGATGCACTTGCTCAAGGCTTGCATTGGAAAGATAGCGTTGTAGTTGCTACAACTGGAAATATCACCCTTTCAGGCACTCAGACGATCGACGGCATCGCTGTTGTAGCAGGCGATCGTGTACTAGTCAAGAATCAGACAAGTGCAGCAGAAAACGGGATCTATGTTGTCGCAGGCGATCAGTGGTCACGTGCTGCAGATATGGATGCATCTAGTGAATTCTCAGGATCTGCTGTATTTGTGCAACAAGGCACAGTCAATTCAGATACTGGATATGTTTGTACAAATGATGGCGACGTGACAGTCGGCACAACCGCGATCGCTTTCACACAATTCACAGGCGCAGGCCAATTCACAGCAGGCGACGGCCTCGATCTTACTGGCTCGACTTTTTCCGTAAATGTTGACGATTCATCGATCGAAATCTCTGCAGATGCGTTGCAAGTCAAAGATGGCGGTATCACTAATGACCATTTGGCAGGATCGATCGCAAATGCAAAATTGTCAAACAGCACGATTTCAGGCGTTGCATTGGGTGCAAATCTTAACTCATTGAGTGCAGGCAACGGGATCTCAATGACAAGTTACAACGGCTCTGCTGCTGTTAGTGACTTGACGATCGATCTTGACGGTGCAAGCCTTGCATTGGGCGTTAATGGTATCAGTGTTGCTGATGCAGGCGTAACAGCCGCAAAGATTGCAAGCAATGCCGTTGAGACTGCTAAGATTGCAGATTCTGCTGTTACAGCGATCAAATTGGCCGGCTCAATCCCTGCCGATAAATTGAATCTGGGCAACGGGGTGCTTGACAATGCAGGCAACTTACAGATCGATCTTGATGGATCCAGCCTTGCATTGGGCGTTAACGGTATTAGTGTTGCTGATGCAGGCGTAACAACCGCTAAGATCGCAGATTCTGCTGTTACTTCTATCAAGTTGGCTACTGATGCCGTTGAGACTGCAAAGATCAAAGATTCTGCTGTTACAGCGATCAAATTAGCAGGCTCAATCCCTGCTGATAAATTGAATCTGGGCAACGGGGTGCTTGACAATGCAGGCAACTTGCAGATCGATCTTGACGGATCTACTTTGGCCCTTAGTGCCAACGGCATCAAAGTTGCAGATGCAGGCATTGATTCAACTCAGATTGCCGACGCTGCTGTAACTTCTGGAAAGATCGCAGATGCTGCTGTAACTTCTGGAAAGATTGCCGATGATGCTGTAACTGGTGCAAAGATTGCCGATACTTCGATCGCTACTGAGAAATTGAACTTTGCTGCTTTCTTTGCTGGATTCGATGCAGATGGCTCAAGTGCTACCTTTGAAATGCAGGCTGCTCTTGATCTCAACTTCGTCGAAATGTTCGTCGTAACTGTTAACGGTCTAGTGATGGAATACAAAAGCACGCCAGATGCACAAGACAACTACAAGATCGATAATGGCGGCACAAATGGCGTTGCTCGTATCGTCTTTGGATCAAACTTGTCTAATGGCGATCGCGTTACTATTCGAGGATTCATCAATAACTAATCCTTGATTACTTGATTGATTCTTTCCCTTGAATCCCTCGTGCATCCTCTGTGCGGGGGATTCTTTTATTTTAGGATCACATTCTAGGATCTCGATAGTTTGGGCTATCTGTCTAACTGCCTAAATATTTGTTGAAAAAAGTTGTGTAAATATGTTTACAATCGCAAAAGAATGAATTACTGTAAGAATATAAGCAATGATGCTTATGAAACAACAAAACAACAACGGAGCAAATCATGCGTCTAGGCAAAGCAAAATATTCAATCGGTGACACTTTTCAAGCAATGGGATTGACACATAAAATCATCTGGATCGATCATGTAAGATCTTACACGTTTATCTATACATTCATAGATTCAGATGGACGCAAGCACAAACTTGAAGAATGGCAAATACAACACTACATGAAATAATCAACAACACAGGGGGGCAAATGCTCCCCTTTGTCAATTTAGGCGGCCTGTGAATAGATGACAACTACCTTGCTGCCAGTCTCAGGAGCAAGGGCAAACGTGACGCCCCTTTGATCGCTATCCTCTGTATAGTCGTCGCCTTGAATCTGCAGGATCCCATTGTAATAAACTTGCACACTATCTTCTACGAAGTCGCTAGACGTTGAGAAATTGATATTTGATCCATTGACTTGACTGCTCAAATTCTCTGTTGTCAATGTCGTCGATCCCCCGCCCCCGCTTGGCGTTGTGCCGCCTGTATCGCCTATAATTCTAACAACTGACATTATCGATCCCCTTGATACGTCATTTCTACGAAGTCCAGATCAAACGTGCCTGTATCTGTCTTGAGGAATACATATAGATCGCCCGCGTGGCCTACTTTGACAAAGGCATTAAGGGCAAAGATTGCGCTCCCCTTTGTCGTCGTCGTGATTCCTGTATATATGTCGCTTTCTGTATCTGTGATGATCATCTGATCGCCCTCTTGATCTCGACACAGGCGCATTGTGATCTTCGTTGATGCATTGATATTCGAACACTGCAACACGATAAGAGACAAATAGCCCTCGAAATGCTGCGAGGGTGGAAACATATTCATATCAATGTCAATCCGCTTGCCTAGATTGTAACTGCTGCCAATGCTCGACACACTCGATCGGCTTGTAACTCTGTTGATGCTGCTCATGATAATAGCCCTTTGATTGATCTAATTGTTTTCATTGTGTGAAGTCTCAACATAAAACGAGGGGAGGGGGGACACATGCAACGCAGGATCTTAATGCAATCCTCGCAGTCTGACATTGCTGTGTGTGCTTTCCTGCGCTCCCATCCTAGAAATGCACAGATATTATCAAGCGACATGCTAGAGCAGCCAAATGGGGCCAATACGCCCCTGCAAATGTCTCTTGTGTCAAGATATGGCGTGCTGATCATGACACTTTGATCGAACTGCCCACAAAAGGCCTTTACGAATTTGACGTCAAATTGTACGTTGTGACCAACAAGGATCCCGTCTTGATGCCGTAAAAAGAACGCATGAATCAACGAGGCTGCCAGTTGATGATCAATCGCTTTACGCCACTTGTACTCGTCATAGCCGTTAACTTTCATCGCTTGAGGATCGGCCTGTGCCAATCGTCTGGGCTTGACTTTGACTTCAAACCGCTCTGTGATCACGTCGTCAATCATGACGATTGCCCCTAGACTGATCATTTCGTGGATATCTGGCTTTAGGCCTGTTGTTTCTGTGTCTATGACTATGTATTTCATGATCTTGCTCCGTGATTGCCTCGACCTTTGTGATTCTTTTTCTTTTGCCATACCTTTACAACTTCGACGACATGGCGATTGTGCATCACTAGACGCATAACAAAGACGTGCGGAGGCTCCCCCGTGATCTCTGAAAAGTATTCGCCAATGATCGCCATCTTTTCGATAGGGATCGGCACGTCGTTATTGTACCAATTTCGCACTGTGGATTCTGGAAATCCTATATCCAGACAAAAGGATCGGACTGTGCCGCAATGCTCATGGATCCATTTAAGCAACAATTGCCCTGTGTATATTCTAGGATCTGCCATTGTATGATCTCCGTTAATTCGATTGCTTGCATTGTAGCCATATTATAGCGGATACGCAACAAAAAACGCCCCCTAAATCAATCAACACTTAGCCAACAACTAGCCAACACTTTTGCGTTGATAAGTGCTTGTAATCATTGCACTTTTATTTTTTAGCCCTCACTTTGCCCTAAATCATCCAACACTTTGCCAACACTTAGCCAACAACTAATCGGAAAAACTGCAATGAATACAGGGGGATATCGACGCATAATAATAATAATCATAAATATAATTATAATTTTAGCCAGTTAGTCAGACAGTAAGAAAGTGAGATGCTCCAAATTATAAAGAAAAAACACATGCGATCCACATTCTAGAATCTGGAATATTGCAGGATCGTAGGATCTCTATCTGTCTATCTATCTAACTATTTACAAAAAACCTTTGTAAATATGTTGACGATACCCGATCGACAATGCTATATAAATAAGTATACAACAAAACAACAACAACAAAACGGAGTCAATCATGATCGAACAAATCAACGCAACAACAGGAAAAGC